CAGAACATCTACACAGGCGACCATCTGAGCGGGCACCGGAGGATTTGAGAACCGCGGGACGCCAGGGTCATACGCCTGATACATCAGCTTGCGATTGACCTTCAGATGTTTCGCAAGGTTTGTTTGTGATCCGCAGCCGTAGTCTAGAAGGTGATCAACCTGCATGCGCTCGATGATCTGCGAGACCATTGGAGCGTACTGGATGGAGACCGTTCCGTAGTTCCCGTTCTCGTGGAGCCTCTGCTGTTCCTGAGCGTACTGCGATGAAATCAGAGAGCTGGTCGCGGGCGCGTTCAATTTCGGCACTCCAGGAGCCTGTTTTGTGTTGGCGAATGATCTTCAGCGAGCGATACCACGGGATCGTGTCGTGTTGCAGTCCATAGCGCCACGTCGTGGCCGTTGGGAGCAGAACCGTGACCGGCACACCCAAACCACCGGCCGTATGCGCGACAGCGGTCTGGATACATAACACGTAGTCGCAAGCCGCAATGAGAGCCGCGGTGTCATCATAGTCATCCGTCAACGTGGCCCACGGGTATTGCACGAGATCAACGTCAGGGTGTTCCACGTGGAGCGCGTCAATTTCCTTCTGCGCGTCCTTGTACTGCAGGGAGACGAAGTGCGCATCGAGCTGCAATACCGGGAGAAGCTCCTTCAAACCGATACGTCGGTTGCGAGCGTTATTCTTCGGTACTCCACCTGTCCAGGCGATCCCGATAACCGGTTTGCGCTTCTCGGCGAACAGCGCTTTCCACTGCTTCACGCGGACGGGACACGGTATGAGATAAGGCGTGCCGGGAAAGGATTCGTCCGTCGTGCGGAAGAACTCGCCAATCTGGCCTAGCGGCAGGGAGGCCTCAATGTCTCGATCTTCCTTCGCCCATTTCTCTTCCCTAACTCTAGTGCCATAGACGCGTACGTCTGGGAAGCTACGGGCGAAGAGACCCGCGAGGCGTCCGTCGCAATCGAGAATGAGCTTGCGGCAGATCTGTGCGGCGTCCGGGATCATGGAGGCGAATGAGATCTCATCGCCCAATCCCTGATCAGCGTAGAGCGCCACGACCTTACCGGGTGTGCCATCCCATTCAGGCTCGCCCTTGTAGACGACCTTCTTGCGCCAGTCTGAGCCGATAGTGCCGTGATAGCCCTTCCAGCCGCTCCAGTCCCGTAAGGCGAGCTGACAGAAGCCCAGGTTGGTGAGTGCGCTCTTGTGGTTCGGCTCGACCTCCAGCACCTTCTTCACGTAGGTGAGCGCTTTGTCGAATCGGCCCGTGTCGATATAGAGAGCGCCCAGATTGACCCAGAGCACGGTCAAATCGTATTGCGTCTTCGAGAGCTGTAAGGCGCGGTGATAGTCGCGCTCGGCTTCCTCGACCAGCCAGAGCTTCGAGGCCGCATGCCCGAGATTGGTCCAGGCGGAAGCGTCTTTCGGTGCGAGGTCGGTTGCGACCTTCGCGTAGAGATAGGCCTCGACGAATCGGCACATCCGATTTGCGAGCCACGAACTCATGATGAGAGCGCGTATATCGGACGGATTCTCGGTGAGCAATCGCTCCATGAGCTTCCAGGCAAGCTCAGTCTTACCGTGCTCGGACAGCTCTTTCGCGGTGACGTAGAGGTCATCCAAGGCTGATCACCTTACCGGCGCGGCCACCATCGTTGCCCGTGGTCGTCTTGAGATACGGATAGTTCGTGTTGATCTCGGCCAGTAGCCGCGAATGATGGTCGGGGTTGCCGACATCGATGCCCTTAGCGCGCATCTGGAGCTCTACGATCGGCGGAATCTTGGCATAGAGCCACCAACCCGCCTTGATCCCTTCGCGGTTTACACCGGCCTCGTTACGAGCCCATTTGGTGAAATCGAGAACGGGCTCGACATCTGCACTCCGAACGAGGGTGTATTCCTGATCGTTCTCGTTCCATCTGGCATCGGTGCGGATACCTGTGTGAGGATCGATCTCGAAGAAGTCGGACATAGAACTCCCAAAAGAAGGGCCGGTGTCAGTCCCGGCCCGACTCGGTTAGGTGAGCGCAACCACCTTGGACGAGGCCTGCTGGTTCCTACAGACGAGGGTAGCCTCGGTTATGATTTGGTATTTCGTACCGTCGCCGGTCCGTGCCAGCTCCCTTGCCATGGGACGTCGCAGGAAGGCGATAGCCCAGTAGTTGGGGTCCAGACACAGGATCACCGACGTGCGCATATAGCGGTGCAGAACGACCGTATGGCGTCCGTAGTCGCTCACATACACGTTGGCCGCCCCGATGATCGGCGACTGCGTCGCGGCGTCCACATCCACAAACCGGGTTGCGATGGAGGTGAATCCATCGATCGCCGTCTTGTTGTTGGCGGTCGCCAGAATCACCGACGGGTTGCCACCATTCGACCATGCGCCCTGAAGCGCCAGGTTGAGGTTGGTGATCGTCAGTGTGGCCGTCGTGGTGCCGTCCGTGGGCGCTGTCGCACCGGGAGTACCCGAAGAGATCGGAACCGTGGTGCAGGTGTCCGCAGTCGTCGTGGAACGCACCGCGGTGGAGGCCGTGACCGTGGTATTGACCGTGGCGTTATTCAGGAAGCCTGTGAGCCAGAGTTCCATGCCGCCGAAGGTGCGGCCCGTGGTGGCGCCGCCCGCGGTACAGACCTGGTTACGAGTGATGGCGTATTCCATATCGCGCTTCAACTCGCGCATCTTCACCATCGCACCGCGCGCGACTTCCGAGCCTCGACCGGCTTTCTTCACCGCCTCGAGAGTATCGGAGACCAAGAACGTCTTCGACATGATCTGCAGGAGGTTGCCGAACCGGCTGGGCGGGGTGAGCGAGGTGAAGGAGGCGTCATCGCCTTCCACCCCAATGTTCGCTCCAGCGGCTGCGAGCTGCTGTGCGAGCCATTCGTGTGTGGTGGCCGTCGCATCGACCTTATCGAGGTTCGATACCGCCCAGGTGTCCTCTGGGAACAAGTCCCAGATAACGTCCTCGAGGTCCTCGCGGATACCACCGCCCGAGGAGACCCCGAAGGTCTGTGATGTATTCGTCAGAACAGTCATTTACGTGTGACCTTTAGAGAATATTCCAACGAGGCGATTCTCGATTACTCGAGCTTTAGCGCCGGAATCATTGCCGGCAGCTTTCATGGCCTTGTTGAAATTGAGTTTGTTTGCGGTACCTTGAGGCATACGCTCGCTCGCGGCGCCGGGTTTGAGAACCCGATCGACGGCTTGATTGACCTTGCCGGTACCGGCCTTCACCTTGTCGAACTGCATGGCCTTGTAGACGATTTTGTAGGACCGCGGGTCAAGGAGGACGTTGTCGAGCTCGGGGTCAGTGAGACCTTCAGTCTTTGCGTAATCACGCATTGCCTTTTCGGTTTCCTCACTGAATCCCTGGATCGATTTGGACGCCAGCTCGCGCGATTTCCCTCTCAGCTCAGTCAGTTTGGCCTGCATGTTCGTGGTGAATTGCGATCGTTTGGAAGCGATCGAGTCTTGGAGTGCTTGTTTGCGCTCCTTGATGCTGTCCAACTCGATACGTTGGCGGAGCATCTGCTCAGCGGTCATGGCTGACCAGTCGAGTTTCCCTATCTGGGATAGATACGCGTCAATGACGCTGATTTCCTGTTGCTCGGGCGCTATCGATTCCGCGAATGCGGATTCCGTCTGCCGAGTCTGGAGTGTCTCGCGGAGCTGCTCGATACTTCGCCGCTGATCGGCGAGCTCCTGCGTCTTGCGCGTGTAGTCATCGGTGCGCATGACGGCTTCTTTCAAGCCCTTCGGCACCTTGATCGTCTGTCCTTCCCACTCGATATCCGCAAAGGCGTCGTCGACGGCCTGTTGCGTCTCTTCCTGTGTCTCACCGGCTGCAGCGGCTTCTTCCGCCTGGGATGGCAGGCCGAGACGGGACAGGATCTTGTCTTCGACCGACTGCTGGGGAGCTTGGTCGGTCGTTTCAGCTTCAAGACTCATCGGAAAAGGCCTCGCAATGGGTTGGATTTACGTTTCTCGGCTTCCGCCAGTTTGAACGCTTCCAGCTTTCCAGTGTTGATAGTGGTTTCCAGGTGTTGGCGGACGGCACGCAGGAGCTTCAGACACTTGCGTGCGTCTTCCGCCTGCTCGACGGCCGCAACGGGTGCGTTCTCGATCAATGTAATCAGACGTTGACGCACGATCTCGAAGGATTCTTCGAATAGCGGCGAATTGAGGATGGCTTTCGCCTTATCGGCACGCTCAATGGCGTTCATTGCATACCTATCACGCGGCCTGAATGGTCTTTAACCGCAGTCTGCTGGTGAATGACCTTGCCCTCGTGGTCGAGCACATCCACGCCCTCGATCTCTCCCTTGTTGTTCTTGCGCATTCGCTTGGTGCCCGTCGCAATCGCCACAGCCTTGTTGATACCGGGTGCAATAGAGCCGAGCGTCTTGTGTAGATCCGCCATCGCAGAGGTGTGCTCGGCGATCGAGGCATGCGCCTTATCAAGCGCGGCCTTCGTGGATCCGACGCCTTCTGTGGCTTTCTTCACCTCAGCGCCCAACGTATCGAGAATCGCACTGTGCGAGCTCTCGAGGTGCTTGATGGCGACTTCGTGAGCCTGCTGCTGGGTGGCGTTGATGATCCCTAAGCCCACATTCGAATCAATCGCGTACTTCTCGAGATTCGCCTTACGCTGACTCTCGGTCTCCTGCTGGATAAGCTCAGCTGCTTTGATCTTCTCTCGGCTCTGGGAATCGATCTGCGCCTTGATAATCTCTGGCGGCGGAGGTGGCGGTGGCCTGGGCGGCATCTTGATCGGGTCAGTCCAGAATCGTTCGGGACTGGTGAAGTCCACCGCCTTGGTGAGCTCCATGAGCGTCGAGTAGTAGTTCTCCGGTGTCACGACTGGAAGCCCTAGCTGGAACGCTTCCACCTGCTTCTGCAGGATTGCCATGAGGCGACCGATCTGCGCGTCTTTGTTACCCGCGGCAAAGGCGACGGCGATCTTGAAGCTCGTGCGCTTCTTCCAGGAGCCTGGATCGACCTCGACCCACTTCCCGGCGATCTGCATCATTTCGCGCTTGTGCCCCATCTTGAGCACCTGCTCGTGGATGATGGAGAACAAGTCCTCAATGGCAAACGCGAGAACACGTGCGATCTGCACCACTCTCTCGGCTGCCATACTCGAGAGCTGATTGACCGTACCGGGCTGGATGTTGTTGAGCTGGGCTGAATCGACGCCGGAGAATCCGTTATTGACGCCTGTGCGGTTCTGGGCGACCTGGGACATGTATTCCAGGCCCTCGACGGCCTGCGGGAATACGAACGGCATCTGCTCGTAGCGGATCTGGTTGATATCGGTTGCCCGGATAATCCCACCGGGGCGACTGATCAGCGCATCGTCGATGTTTACCTGCGTCTCGTTCAGCACCTTTTGCGGATTATTCGCGATATAGAGGTTATCCAAACCGCCGCGCAAAATGGCCGTCTTGATCCGCTGGATATCCGAGACCATGTCCGCAACGGCCACACCAAGATGGCGATGCGGCAGCGGACAGGCAACACCGGAGGCGACGGGGATCCGGCTGACTTCTTCCTGATACAGGATCCGTCGGCCGACCCGCATGATCTGCAGCAATTCGGCCTTGCCGTCCCCGTCGTAATCGACACGGATCCAGATCATTCGCGCCTTGACCCGTCGCATCGAGGGATCCGTCGGCTTATAGCGCTCTAGACGGCGCTCACCGTATTGGTCTCGAGCGTAATCCTCTTCGGTGTAGATCTCAGGGTCATCCGCGACATCGGTCGGAATATCGAAACCCTGCTCACGAAGCTCCGTTAAGGTCGTCTCTTCCCAGTACTCGAAGTAGTTGCAGCGATCGTCTATACGCCACGAGAACGCTCTCTGGTCGACTTTCACGCGCTCCGGGGGGAGAACACGGATGGTGAGGTCTTTGCCCTCTCTGCTACGGCGTATGACGACGTCGTAGAGCATGGCCGGCATGGTCATCGGTTGGCCGGTTTCGTTGACCAATTGCTGTCCTGTAACCGGATCCATGACAGGATCGGGTGGGAGATCCGGCGCAGGATAGGACCTCGAGTCAATGAGCTGACAGGTGGGGTCCTGTAGCAGGTAGGCAATGCCCTCCTTGGTCTGCCCTTCGTACTTCTCGACATCGACTGAGCGTTTGCGATCTCGGTAGACGAGGAAGTAAGCGT